ACTGATAAGTTTCCAGTTGTAATCTTGAAGATGTCACCAGAGTCGATTGTTTTAGATGTATCGAGTGGTGTGTGGAATAATAAGTTACCAGATGTTAAAGCATCATGTATGCCAATGTGTGTTACTGTTCCCCATGAACCAGTTGCTGTTGGGAATGTCACATCAGCAGAGTTTGTAGATACACCGTTAGATGGAGCACCAAATGTCACTGCTGTTCTTGCATATGAACCGCCTGATACTTCTGTACCTGTATCTGCATCTGTTGGGTCTGTTGTGTATAAAGATACATACACAGTTGCTGGTGATGTATATGTTGTTGCTCTTAAAGTAGCATTAATTAATGCGTTCTCTAAAAAATTACTAAATTCAGCCATAATTGTTTCCTTATGAAGTTGTTACGTTTAATGTTGCACTAGAGAATGTTGCACCCTTATCATTTTCTCTAATATTTGCGATTGCTCTGTCATACATACTTGACCATACTGCGATTCTTTCATCGTTCATTAAATATGGTTGTGCTTCTGCTAGAGTTGCATAGAGTAAAGCATCAGGGAAATATGCTAAATACACATTACTTGCTGTTGATGTGTCTATAAAGGTAGGTTTAGCATAATAGAGTATTTGTACTGTTCTTGTTCCATCAGGAACTGGTGCAAATTGAAACTCAGCACCGAGCATAGTAAAGTGTGTAGGTATACCAGATTCTGTTGTTTTACCATTTCTAAAGAATTTATCTGGTGTTTGAAATTCTAAGTTATATACAGGATTACCTTGTATATGTATTTCTCTTAACTCTAAAAAGTCTACAGGAAATGCTATATTCTTATCTCCTGCAACTGTATTAGCAGTAGCTACTTTTAACATCTCTTGCACTCTTAAGTCACGAGATAAACGCTCTTGTGCTAACTCAACAAAGTCTGGAATAACTGATGTTAAGTCTGACCTCGCAAGATAGTTTTCTACTGTCGTCACGAATGACGTATAGTTAGTAAATGCCATTTAGGAATCCTTATTTGTGTTTTACGAATACAATGTAACCATTATCCATAGCAACTTCTCTCACGATTTCAAATCTTTCTTTTATCTTTGGTTGCCACCATGTATAAGGTTGTTGTATCAGATGTGCATTTCTGCCATCTGGAAGTGTTTTTACTGCTGGACCGGTATGAATAGTAAATAGTCCATACTTTAATGTAACTCTTTTTAAATCATTTAATACATTATCAAGTAACTCAGGTTCAATATGCTCTAGAACGTCTATACAAGTTACAAATTGGCATGGCTCAGGTTCATCATCATAATCAGGATTACTAGGCTCATATGCTGTGTAATTTACTTCTGATTTGATGCTATCTCGTAGTCTTAATTTACCTGCACCATAATCTAATAAGTCGGTTATCTTAAACTGGTTAATGATGTCGTCTACAATAGGAGCAAAGTAAGTAGATGCTATGCCATAGTTAGGGTTTTCATGCAGTTTAGCCTGCATTTCCCTGTATTCTTCAGATATTAATTGACTCAATGACTTCTTTCCATGTTTTATCATCTTGATATTTTAAACTCATGTGTCTATACCATGGCATACTTGGTTGAGCATAACGCCATTGATGGTATTTAGGAACTAGACAAGTAGTTTTAACACCTAACGCCGCCGAACAATGTAATGCTGTTGTATTTACACCAATAACTTCATCAAGTTCAGATATTAACGCTGCCGTATCGTCATAATCATCAGATTGAGTAGCGAAAGGGAAATATTTAACGCCATCAATATGTTTATTTTTATAGTCTAATGATACTAACGTAATATCATCTCTATCTAATAGAGGTTTTAAATCTTCTGCTGTTAATTCTCTACCTTTTTCATTTGTTCTTTTATTACCGCCATGTGTAGCAATACCGATAACTTTACCTTTCCAACTATCAAACAACGCTCTCCACATGATTGCACGCTCTGGGTCGGCATATAAATAAGGTTTTCTAGGAAAGTCTTTATTATCATGCCTAAAGAATTCAGGAAGTCCGCCTATTGCGCATCTATGGTCTAATTCAAACTTATCTAACCATTCAACGTTTTCTGATTGTCTTGTTCCGTGAACAAAAGCATCAGGAAAACTTCTTTGAAATAATCCTTTTAATTTTGGGTCGCAATCAATATGAACAGTGTTGCTAATAGCGATAGCATCATTAATGCAGTCAGCATAGAATATCTCATCACCTAATCCTTGCTCACCATATATCACAATGTTTTTATACGCTTGTCCTTCCCATCGTGATTCATCTTTATAGTGCCATTCTTTACGGAATTTGCTATTAAGTGATTCACCCCAATGTTTCCAGCCATCTTTCCACTTGCCTTGTGCTAAATAAGCATGAGCCAAATTCATTTGTGCGTTCTTGTCATTTGGGTCTGCTTCTAATGCTAATTTACAAACTTCTTCTGCGTTTTTCCATTCAGATGTTTGTATAAAACTTGCTGCTGCGTTGCTATACGCTAATGCGTAGTTGTTATCTAGTTCAGCTGATTTTAAAAAATATGTAATAGCATCTTCAAAGTTATCCATTTCATGACAGGCTCTACCGAGTGAAGTCCATAATGCTTTATTGCTTGGGCTTTCTTGTAATGCACGTCTAAAGTATTGATAAGCTAATGCTGGTTGGTCACCCATCAAATGAATGTAGCCCATAAAATTTAATGTAGCATCATCATTTGGGTAATGTTCTAATACAGCGTTAATTAGCGGCAACGCTGCGCCGTAATCTTCTTTGTTGATTAAATCGTGTATTGCTAATTGAACTTGTTTAAGTTCGTTTTTATCCATGATTCTTCGTGGTTGTTTTAAGCCACGGGTAATTAGTATTAATTTCTTTTAATAATTCTTTTGTTTGGTCTTTATTGTAGATGTCTATACCTTTTTGTTTCAGTTGCATCTCAATAATTGGAGGGATACTTGCATAATGTACCCAAGATTCTTTTACACCTTTTGCCCATTGTTCAGGATTGTTTCTAACTTGTTTTAACTTTTCTACTAATGCTGTTGCATCTTGCACACTATGAATCATATGCACATCTTTAGATGGGTCATAATCATAATATTGCGTGATTCCTGTTACTGGGTCTTTATCAAAAAATATTGCCATAATAAAATAGAGGGATATTTCTATCCCCCTATTATAACATTAAATGCTATTAAGCACCAACGCCTTGAACTTTAGCATGAGCGTCTGGGTTGTTAACAACCAAGCAGTACTCTGCTGTCATCAAGTATTTAGAAGAATCACCAGTTTTTGCTAGTTCTTCTTTTGTGATTGGGCGTAAAGATGCTACACCAACGTATTGTGGGTCTAAGCATAATACCGCTTGGTCACGCATGAATCTATCTAATTTCACTGTGTGATTACCATAGTCAGAAACGTAAACGTCTGCTGCTGCAGTAATAACAGCTTCACTTGTGCCATTTACCATATGACGTTTCTCTGCGATACCTGCGAAAGCTGAGAAAAGTTTTTTGTTTTTAGATGACATTAAGATAGTTGTTGGCTCACCGCCGTCTAACCATGCTGCTTCTAAAGCTGATTTTAAATCTGCTTCAACGAAAGTACCTGCTGTACCATCTGTTGGTGCTGCAACTGTTCCTGATGAAAAACCAGGAGTAGTAGCTGTTGAAGCTGCTGTTGCTTTGATGCTGTTACCAGCAATCCATGATTCGATACCTGCTGAAGAACGAGCTGTACCTGCGCCACCTGCTGATGATGCTTGGTTACGCACTAAAGCAAATTCCATATCACGTTTAAGTTCTTTACCAGCTTTCATTAATTGGTAAGCAACTTCTGATTTTCTGCCATACTTTTTAACAACGTCAAATGTGTTAGAAATTTGCACAGTTTTACGTGAAATCTGTGTGTAGTTACCTAATACAGTTGTTGCTGCTAAAGTAGCATATGAAGCGTCATCACCCTCTAACTGAGCATTTGCCGCTGCTGCTGCTAACACGTCAGTTTGCCATTGGTGATATGTTTGTCCTGCTGTTGATTTCTTTGCCATAGAAAGCAAAGGTGTTTCTTCTGGTGAAATATCGTAGATAATATCTTCAAAATCTTCTGCGATACCTGCACCTGTATAACTATTGGTAGCTGATACTGCCATAATAAACTCCTTAAATCATTTGTTCAATTAATTTTGATGCTAATTCTGAGCTACCTGATTTACGTAATTGTTCACGTATTTTCTTGGTAGATGAAGTAGCTTTCTGTTTTGGGTCTTTTGAACTCGGTTTCACTACGGGTTTGGCACTATTGACCTTTTTCTTTATGACTGGTTTTTTATTCTTTTGAAATTCTCGCCATTGCCTTGCATCGTTCAACACTTCGATGTGTCGTGGGTCAGTAATACCTGATAGTTCGTCATCAGAAAAGTTATACTCCTTTGCTGTCGAGATAATTTTTTGGATAGTCTCAGGACTCCAATTTGGTATCTTTTTAGCTAAAGTTTCTTGACCTTTTTTGATACGCTCAGCTAGTGCTGACTGGTGTTTATTTAACGCTTCTTGCTTTTTGGCTTCGAACTGTGAAACTGCTTCGTTACGAATTTGCTGTAACTGATTATACTGCATAAAGAGTTTTTGTGCCTCTACGAAATCACTATCAGTCAGCTGTTGCCAATCCACATCTTTATATTGTTCCAACTGTTGGTCTAGTGATTCGATTTTCGCTACATCTTTAATTAACAAATTATTAAGTTGCTGCTGTTCAACGAATAATTTTTCTTGCGTTTTTAATTGCTGTTCTAACGCTTCTAAACTTTTACGCTGTTCTGCAACTTCTTGAGTTTTCTTAGTGTAGTCAAGTCCTTGTTGTGCTAATGCCACGACTTCGTCAAGAGGTTTCTCAATTTCTTCACCATTAACTTTTAACTTAACAATTTCAGATGGTTGTTCTTCATCAGAATCATCTTCTTCTGTTTCGTCATCAGTTTCTAGTTCTTCATCTTCGGCGGCTTCAACTTCATCTACTTCTTCTTCAACGTCAGTATCTTCAGTTTCTTCTTCTTCCACCTCAACTTCTTGTGGTTCTTCTTCAAGATTTAATTCTTGTTGGTCGTCTTGAATATCACCAAGCATCGCCTCTAAGCGACTTTGTGGTGACTCCATATTTGGTTGGTCAGCCATATTATTTCCTTTTTAAGTTATTTGACGGCTCTAAGGTGTCCGTCGTCTACCTGCATCTTAGCCATTTTACCTGTTTGCATTATGCTTGTCATGGATTTTTCAATCTGACTTAACACTTGCAAGGCAATAACCAATCTATTATGTGTTGTTTCATCACTTAACGGACTGGTTTGCATAGCTTCAATGATATGCTCTTTTACTTTAGCGTATGCTTCTTTATATAACTCATCATTGAGTATTTTGTCAGCACGTTCGCCTCTTGTTATTTCTTCGTATGTTTTATCTGCCATTATCTAATTCCTACTTGAGCTTTTAACTGTGCGATTGCCATATCTGTTTCTGCTTTTAACTGAGCTTTGAATCTTTCTAGTTCAGCTTGAGCGGCAATCTTCTCACGTTCTATTGTAACATCATTTGATGAACGTAGTTGCTCTTGTTGTAGGTTTGCTTCTGCTTTGGCTTGAGCAATTTGTAAATCACCTTGTGCTTTTTCACGCTCAATAGCCAACTGTCCTTGAACTAATGCTTCTTGAGGATTTGGTTGTTGAGGCTGTGGCGGTGTATTGCTTGGGTCATTCCAGAACTCATCTGGGTTTTTAAATCCAGCGTTCTGTGTTAGTTTAGATAACGCATTGTAAATTTTAGTTTTATCTGTTAACCCAACTTGGATAGCTTCTTTTTGCATTTGTAAAATAGTATTTAAATGCAGTAACTGTTGGTCTTTGTTTCCTGCGCCGAGACCTACAGAAATAGATAAGTCTTTACGATTTTTCCATGCTCTTGGGTCAATTTCTACCCATCTGTTTCTTAGTCTTACAATATCAGGTTTAGTTACATTCTTTCTTACTAATCTGTGAACAAGTAAGAATAAATCTTTAACACCTGTTTCTGCAAATGTTCTAGCAACTAACTCTAAACGCTGTTGAGCCGCTGACATGATTTGTTGAACGCCTGTTGCAGTTTTATTTAAACTGTTAGAATCTAAACCTTGATTATATGCTGTAATACCTGTTCTTTTTTCTTTCATGTCGTCCATATATTCCACCATTTGGAATGATGTTGGTGGGAATGGAGCATGAGCCATTGGCATAATTGCTGAAGCTGGGTCGCCATCAACACGCACAACGCCACCCGGACGGGAAGTCAACATATCATCTAAATTAACTCGGTCAGAGATAGCATATCTTCCGTTATTAGATAAATACATATTATCTAATTGACCTCTGATTAATGTAGATTTAATCATTTGAATATCACGAGTAAGGTCTGTATAAGAACGTCCAACGTGCCTATGAGGCATTAACATAGGAGATACACAAGCAAATGGAACGTGGTCGCATGATTCATCACGATAGATAATTCTGTTACCTACTAATACGAGACGTTGTCTTTCGCCATTTATTTTAATGTAAGTATCACGAACCAATACGTCAGAAGTATCTACGGCTCTATCATATTGTTCTGAATATATATCACGAGCATTAGATTCAATTTCAAACTCATCTAACTCTGCCATAATTTCGTTGATTTCATCTTCATCAACATCAAATATTTGTGCAACTTCTGATGGGTGCATGAGTTCACGATGTTGAACGAAACGTGCTGTATTTAAATCTGTTCCGATACAGTCAACAGATACCATAATATTTTCAGGTGCTACATTTTTAACTTTAATTTCACCATTAACTTCTTTGACTGCTATTTTAACGTTATGAAGCATCGGTACTTCAAACGCCTGCATTGATGTTTGTTCTATTGTGATATTGCCATCATCTCTTTGAATATCAGGAGGAGTTTGCATCTCAGGTGTTAATGGCATTTTAGGAGCAGATGGGTCAGGATAGGATTCGTGCTCTAATATCTCAATATTATCATCTTGAGCCAACATATCTAATTGTTGGTCAGTTAATCCTTCATATTCTTCTTCTTCTATTTCTTCTTCTTCTTCGTAATATGCTTTCACGTATCCGTTTTTAGAAAGAAGTGCATCTTTAAACCAAACATACATTAATTCAAACCCATTGTTTTTTTCCATAACAACGTGATTAACATAATCAGTTTCTTGGTCTGCTGATTCTACATCTTCTGGGTTTTTAGGTTCAAATCTAACGACTTCATCGCCGGATACAAACACTTTAAGCAGCTGTGGTAAAGCAGATTCAACAGTGTCTTGAACGTCATAGGAGACTACCTGTGAACGTCCTTCTATTTCATTACCGAATGGCTCACCGAGATAATAATTAATTGCCTCAGCACGCTCAGCTGATAATGCTGCGTCATTGATACCATAAGCAATCTGTTCTTCGTTATCTATTTTGCTCAGTATCTGTTCGTCAGTTAGTTTTTCCATTAAACAATTCCCATGTTAGAGTAATGTATCTCTTGATTTTTCCATGACTCATTGGTCATTTTATCTGCTGATACACATAAATACCTAAAAGCATCTGCGCCATGCGAATACTCATCATGAACAGGTGCTGTCGGTTCGTTAGTAGTGTTGTTAATATTACGTCTGTAATGTTTTAAACAGTCAATCAAACGATTGGCTGACTTATCAAAATAAACTTTATGAAAGTTCATTCTTGCTAATTTAATTCCTGATTCTATGTCAAGTTTAGGAACGATTCTAATATCCCAGCCTTGCTTTCTCATGATATCTTCTGCTGATATACCATATTTGAAATCTTTTGACTGACCATCATGTGGTAAGAACATCGTTCCCCAGTTATATTGCATATCTTTTAACTGTGCTGAATAACTGTCTAGAGTTCTGTGGTCATCTTCTATGTAACCAATGACTCTTAAATCTGATACGCCTTTCTGAACCATGATAATCGACATACTATCATTCCAGCCTAAATCCATAACAACGTGAACTTTCAGCATAGGGTCATAAGGAACATTAGTTATTCTTCCTTGCTCTTGTGCATCTCTTATTTCGTCAGCATATATTGCTCCGTCAACTGCTGACTTACATTCACCCTCCCATATATTTTCATAATCAGGACTGTTTGCTCTTGAATGTAATCTTTCTTGGTCTAACACATCAGGAAACCATGGATTGTCTGACCAATTAACTTTTCTAACAACTGAGTTTTCAGGTGGGTGAACTACAAATCTAGTATAAGTATCATCAGTATCTAAATCAGGGTTAAATGTTACCCATATTTCTGAGTCAGGTTTACGTATTGTTGGTATTAATATATCCCATGAGCGTTTACTAACAGTCTGTGCTTCCTCAATCCAGCATATATCTACACCTTCAAAAGATTTAATACTTTCTACTGTGTTGTTAGCAAGACCTGTGAAGTTTATTTGACTTCCGTTTACGCCTCTTATTTCAGTTTCTAGCACTTCATAAAAAGCACCATAACCCATTGACTGTATTTGGTCTGATAATAATTGATGAACTGATTGTTTAATAGAGCGTTGAACTTCCCTTGCACATAATATACGTAAAGGTTTTTTTGCCGCCTCTATTAATAATGCTCTAGCAAATCCCCATGACTTACCACTACCTCGACCACCATACGCTACTTTGTATCGATGAGGTTGAAATAAGAATTGAAGTTTACTCGGAAACTTCTTCGTCTCTGGGTTCTGCATTTACGAACTCTACAGCTACGCTTAATGGTATTGCTGAACCATTCGCACCTGTTATTTCATGTTTGTTAGTTTCACTCCAGCCAGCTCTAGTTTTTAACCAGAATATCTGTGCTTGAGTGTTGCCTCCACTAGCTTGTTGATATAACTTTTGACCTATGTTTGCATTAGCATCAACACGACCATCAGTCAATTCTGTCTTGTAGTATTTAACTAATGTATCTGAACTTATATCTATTTTTGCTGCAATATCTTCATAGGTGATTCCTACTGCGGCAAGCGTTCTTACTAACTTTCGTTTTTCTTCTGTTGGGATATGCTCTACTCCTTGCATTTTGACCCCTTTATAACTCCGAAAGTTGCACAATTTTTAATCATTTTCAACTCCATAAATGGTTGGTTGTTTAATATTCTAAAGGTATTAGTAAATTATCTAATGCCATACTCCATTCTTCTGCATAATCACATCTATTGTAATCATTGAAGCATGGTGTTCCTATGGTGAAATGAACTAACTTAGCATCTTCATTGTAATCGTATTCAGATACTAGCCAATTCCATTCTTTTGGTATTTCACCTACTAAATCTATAAACTCATTTGTGAGCCATTCAAATCTATGTAAATGTTTACCTGTTGCGGTCATTATGTATTCAGGAGTTAATACCCTGTTTTTAAAATGCCCACAATTCCATAGTATAACACTAGACCAATTCTTTTTTGGATAATCTTCGTTTTTATTTCCAAGATATTTGATTGGGTGTTTTGTTTTATAGTCATGTTTGACTACGGATACTGCTTTTGATACGTCTATTTCTTTTAATAGTTCATTTATATCTGTTCGGCATAACATATCGCCGTCTACAAATAATGCTTGTCCTTGAAAGTCACAAAGATAAGGAACTAAAAATCTTGAATATATAAATGCGTTACTACCATCACTATGAGTTTCCATATAGTTTGGTAATGTATTTAATGCTAATGGTGTAAAGCTGACCGGAATACTTGCTTTTTCTATTACGCTTTGGCAAAAAACATGATAAACAATCGGTTCTATTTTTCCATCAAATCCTACGAATATCTTGAGCATCTTTCAATTATCTGCTCTTTTTCTTTATCTGTCAATTTTACCCAGTTTCTTATTTCCCATAATGTTCTTTGACATCTTATACAATGGTCATCAATTAAATAACACTCATAAGTGCAAGGGCTTTCTACCATTTAACTTTGTTTGCCCAATAGGCGGCTGACATTTTTCCTTTAGCTATGTTTTTAGCATGACGTGCTTTAAATGATTTTGCTCTAGGTGTCATTTTTTTATCACCTGTTTTACCTTGCTGTCCGAATCTAATTGTTTTAACTTGGTCGCCTGATTTAGCAACAACTACATGAGATTTTTTTGGGTGATTTGGTGTGCGTTTAGGTTTGTTATAACCTGATACGCCAGCTCGTTTTAATCTGCTATCACTCATACACAATCACTTACGTTTTTTAGTAGTTCGCTTAGGTTTCTTGGCTGTTTTTGCTGCTTGTTTGAAATCTGATGCTGAGGGTGCTCCTTTTGCTCCTGCTTTACGCATTTTTTCCCCTGAACCAGCTTTGATTCTTTCCCTTTTTGCGTGGATATTTGCATATAACCCTCTTTTAGCCATTATTTTTTCTTGCCTTTTGTAGTTTTCATTTTCTTACCAGTTTTTTTTGCTGCTTTTTCTGCTGCTTTCATTCCTTTTGCTGTGTAGCTGTATTTTTTATTTCCGACCATTGGCATGATTATTTCCTTTTCTTTTTAGATTTACCTGCTTTTGATAATGCTATTGCAACTGCTTGTTTACGAGGGCGACCAGATTTAATCTCAGTTCTAATGTTACTAGAAATAACTTTCTGTGATTTACCTTTTTTTAACGGCATGGCTGACCTCAGGGAATGTATAAAAATTTTGGACGTGGTTATCCACCACTGACTGCGATTATATCAAAAACAGCATTTTATGTCAAGTGATTAATCGTTTTTCTGCTAATTTGAGGAGATTTTGTAATGCGTATTGTAATTTTAATTCGTAATAAAGAGGTTTTTTTGATTTTAGGTATCTTGCGTATATTGCGTTTTGTTCTTGTATATCTAATGAGTTAATCATAGCATTGACTTTATGAACTAAATCTAAATCCATATCTTTTAACATATCGTCAAATGCACCATGGCTAGACTCACCACCGGAGGCAAGACCAACAGATTTGTAAGGATAACCTGTTCTGGTGTCGTCTTTACGCATCCATTTTGCCCAGTCTTCAAGTATATCTTGTAAACGTTCTAGTTCCATCAATCATAAACAGTATTAAAAACATGAGTTCCGTATGTAATATTTCTTGATTTTGAAAGCTCGTATGAATCTGTTGGAGCGTCTTCTACTTTTCGTTTTGTTGTGCTAATGATTTTAAAGTTATTTAATATTTTTTCTTTATTGTAAAACATATCAGCTAATAAACAAGCATCTTCTTCCATAACACCAACACCAAAATGATATTTGCGACCACGTCTTATACCATACATAATGTTATTTCTTTTTGCCCATCTTACTAAAGAGGTTGTTGATGTGTAATTTAACCCAATTCCTTTAGCGATTTGATTCATAGAATATTTTTCATTACCTATAAAATTTAATATATCTTTTACAGCTTCATCTCTTGTTTTTTTATCGCCATTGTTATATTCGTATAAATAACCATTTGTTACTGGTTTCATTTTTCTTCCTAAAAAAATTTTTGTAAATTGTCTATTGCATAAAACACTAGACTGTTTCTGTAACCATTTTCTGCTAACGGAATAATTGGTGTTACCCCATGCATATTTTTATATGCAGGATAAACTAACATTGAACAATCTTTGTTATCTATCACAGCATCATATTCAGGAACGTGCAAATGACCTCCTCTCGCATTTTCTTTTTTACTGAATATAAAATTAACGCAACCTTTTAAATTACCTCTGTCTTGATGATATGCAGCTGCAATATTAAAATTAGAAATAGAACTAGAAAATAAATCTGTTAATCTATATTTTTCTGGAACGTTTTCTTCTATCAATTTTTTTTGTAACTCATATTGTTCAGGCATGATATCCTTTAAAAGTTTCTCGCCCTCTTTACAAGCCATTAACATCGCTTTAATAAATGTTCTGGCTGATGCAACAGAATGTAATTGTGATGTTCTGCCGTAATCTCTTTTCATGTGTGCTCTAGGAACACAAGCACCTAATGTTGCACTATATTGTTGAACTACATCTATGCCTCTTGCAGCGTTCATTTTTCTAGTTCCTCTATCCATTTTAACTTTAGGAACATTTGGTGAATTTAATTCTGCATTTGCAATATTTAATAATTGTTTTAATTTAATCGGCGGCTCTTTAATATAAAATCCTAATGGTTTACCGTCTTCTATAAATAAAGTATCTTCTAAAATGTTGGGTTCTAAATCTGCGCAACGTTGCCCCATTTTATGAGGATATTCTAATGATTTAAATTCTAATGTTTTCATCTTTTAATAACGATATGGCTACCTTTTGGTTGATTAACTTTGTCTTTAACTACAATGTTGTCAGGAAATAATGTCATCATTAATTCAATATCATGCATTTTATCAGGTATACGTTCTTCTACACTACCAAGACCTTTCGGTTTATATCTCTCAAAATCCATGTAAGTATGATTTAAAATTAAATTACCTCCATATTTTTTAAGATGATATACAGTGACATAATAATCTGTTACCGTGCTTATACCTTTATGCCATCTGAAATCAGTTTTTTTAATAGCAAAACATCTTCCATCTACTAAACCATATTTAGAATATTTTTTTTGTGCGTAGAATGGATTACCTGTTGAACTCAATCCTATTAATTTAATACCAGCTTCATCTGCTTTAGGAATAATATTTTTTAATTCTTTTAATGGGTGAGACATTGGGCAATCAATAAATTTTTCACCTACTAATTTTTTAGAGCCAACATAATCATCACTCAAAAATATTCCCCACTCTCCATCTTCTAACATATCAAGACCGAAATTAAAGTTATGCTGTATGCCTCTAGGTTTATTGGTTTCAACTAAAGTTCCAGTTTTGCCAATACAGGTGAATCTTTCTTTGTTGTTATGGCATAAAACATAATGAGGTTCATTGATTTTATCTAACTCTAATGAAGTGGTTGCTTCATCATATCTGTCGTAATACATTAAAATTATTTTCATTCTGTATCCAATTTATTTTTTTCATCTTTTAAAAATTGCATAATCATGTAACCTAAATATGCTCCTTCTTGTTTCCAGAACTTGAACAATTCAAATGCTTCTTGATAATGTTCTTCCTCAAATACAACTTCTATTGCTCTACGAGTCTCACGTTCTAATGAGTCTATTTTTTCTTCAATATCTTCTTCGTCATCTAATATTGAATAATCTATTTCTTTTATTTCGTATTCTGATGGGTCAAATCCTAACGTAGATAAATCAACATCAAGTAATTTTAACTCATCTAATTCAAGTTTTAATATTTCTTCGTCCCAATCTGCATTAGTTGCAATTTTATTGTCAGCAATAACGAATGCTCTTTTTTGAGTTTCAGATAAATCTGATACATCAATAGTAGGTATTTTATCTAATGCTAATTTTTGAGCCGCCGAAGTTCTTCCATGACCAGCTAAAATATTATCACCATCAACAATCACAGGAACTCTAAAACCAAACTCTTTAATTGATTTTGCTATTTGATTGATTTGATGTTCGCTGTGAACTCTGCTATTATTTTTGTATGGTATTAATACATTTGGGTCTTTAAAGGTTATTTCCATTCTATTTCCTTTTTAATTAAATCTTTTGGTAAGTTTATATAATCTTGATAAAGACAGGTAGTATATTTTGCATTTTTATAATTTTCTTTCACGTAATTATTTGCATCGGCGCAAGATTTAAAATGACCAACATATTCTGGCGTGTCCATTGTCATGTAAATTACTAGAACATATTCAAACATTTTTGAGTTTCCTCAAGAAGTTCTTCTTCGGTGCCAAAACGTCTTTCAAATGCTTTTTCACCAGCGTGTATTGCTATTCCGTATCCTCCATGTTGATGGTGCATAGGGCATAATGGTATAGCTTTGCTCCAATGAGATTTCATTCCCATACCAGCACCATGTCTTATATGATGAATACAAGGTTCAGTATACCCCAAACCCTCTTTTTTGCAAACAATGCAACCTAATTCATAAAGTTTATCGTAATGTTTTTTTTCTTCTTTTGTTTTCGCCATTTATTAATTCTTCCCATTCTTTAATGTCTTTAATCATTTCTAAATATTGACTGGCTGTCCAAAATTTAGAATCGTCATAATTTGGAAAACTTTTTGTTATTCCTTGTTTATATTTAGTTTTAAATTTATATGGTAAAGGTTCGCCATTAGCAAACTCTCTTAAAATCATTAAATAAAATTCTTTTAAACTCATTCACCTGACCACCCCTGTTGCCCTGCCCACATTTCAATTTTTTCCATATAATCTGTGAACTCTTTGACTGATAATTTCGTCGTGCTTTTTAATACAGTAATTACCTCGTCATTGATAACCATCTCGCTTCTAAGAAACTGGTATTTACACATATTGTGAACTTCTCTTTGTGTCAATCCTAAATAATTACCAATGCTAGGATATAAATATCCCCATAACCTTTCATTCTGTTCATTACTTCTTTTTTCTGATTCTTCATATACGACTACTTTCCATCGTTTATTAAAATCAAGATTATTTATTTTTTCTATCAGGAATGGCAGGTTTTGCCTTGTTAGATTCCATGGTTTCATTTTTATTTTTCCTAAAAATATTATCGAAATTTTCTTCGAATGTTTTTCTGTCCGTAAATGGACGTGGTGAACTTCCTTTACCCATGATATCTCCATTCTTTATTTTGTTTTTCTTTCCAATATTGATACCAAAATTCAACATCAGAAATTTCATTTTCAACTTTTTTTATTTCTCTTTTATTCAAACTGTTAATATTTTTATAAAAATCACCAACAGTTAATATTTTTTTATCTTTATAAATATGTGATTGAAAAATATGTCTGTAAAATAATGTATCTAATGGCAAGCTATCATTGACAATACCATCTGTTTTTAACAAATGTTTTCTTAATTCTATTCTTTTTTCATACCAATATTTATCTTCAATAGCATTAATTATAGATTGTTTGGTTGTTTGAAATTTATTAGCAATATTTTCTATTAATTCTCCAGATTTATATAATTTAAAAATTTGCTCTTTTTTATAATCAATCCAATATTTACCACGTTTATTTCTTATACCATCTTCTTTTGTGATGATATGTTCTATGTCATGTATTTTTGATGTTAATATTTTACTCCTATCATGATAATTTTGTTTTACAATTTCTCTTTCTGTTTTATATTCTTCTAATAAATTTTTATAATTATTAAATTCAGAATCTGATATTGTTTTAAATTCACTCATAATTAATCCTCTAATAAATCGTATGCTTCAATAAAAAAATCTTCGCCGCCTTGGTCATTTCTGCAACTTTCCCAACCAGCGTTTTTAGAATCAGCGATTGAATAAAAAGTAATTGAATCTACTTTTGCTCCGGCAATATAATACCTATTCATATCTTCCGGCATATTAACTTCTACTGATAAATCAGTATTCTTACCAAATAAATAAGCGTCTTTGCCATTAACTTTTATTACTGTGAAATCTACTGGACAGCTATCTATCCACATATTGAAAATTCTGTTGCTCATACTTCCTCCTTAATATATAAAGCCTCTTTAGCATAACGAACTGAAATATCTGGATACTTGCTAGGATTTGCAATAATTTTCCTTGCCCAGTCTTTCGGCTCAGGTTTTGGTTTTTGTGCAAACTCTTGTAAAAGTTTTTTAACACGCTCAGAAGATTTTTTATATTCTTCCTCTGATAATTTAGGTCTTGGTAAATAGGTAAACTCTTTTATTGAGCCAGCCCTACATAACTCAAGTATTGATGCTACATTCGGCATAATTTTGTATTTATCAACATACATATTAAAAGCATTTGATATTATGCTGAAGTCAAGATGTTGAAGTTTTAACCACCATACTCTCATGGTATCTCTATCAGGTGATGGTTTGCCGTATAATGCCATAACTGTATCAAGCATATTTTTAAATTTAACTTTATCTTCATCTACCATTTTCTTGCCTCCAAAAAAAATTTATATAACTTGAATGCTCTTGCTGCTGTGTATGGAAAATTTTCTTCATTAATTTCAAAATCATCTTTCGCTCTAATAAATTTACAAGCTGCAAAAAATATATCCATATCTTCTATATATGTTAATTTTTTCATTAGAAATCCACCTTTTCTGGCTCATCAAGCCATCTATGTTGATTAATGTATGTGCTAGGATTTGGTATAAAACCTTTTTTCCATTGTGAAGAAACTTCTTGCCACTGAATCGCTTTTATGACAGAATCAATATCAGGTTTATTTTTTAACCATGCTTTTCTAGCTGCTTCTTTACCGACCTTTTTTGGATACATAATCCAAAAGGCATCAAATTGAATATCATAATCTGGTTTATGGTTTTTGGTTAATGGTTTATGGTTATTGGTTTGCATAGCGTCAGGTATGCGTTCGCATTCCGTCTGCTTACCCCATCTTATTTTTGCTGCTTTAGATGCCTTTTCAATTTTGCCTTGATATTCTTGAATCGTATCGTCGCAACGCTTGTGAACATAACCATCTTCAGCTTTAATAAAGAAATCCTGTAACACATTGGTAAGTGCAATTTTTTCCTCCTCAGTTTTAATTGATAAGTATCTATGTAGTTTATCTAAATCAAGAGTAATCGGTTCTTCATTTAAATAATATTGGTCTAATAGCTGACGATAAACGCCATGCTCTAATAATGAAAGGTGAGCCGTATCCCTACGGTAATCACCTATATTATGAGTATAGTAATGCAACATAACCCCCCTTTATTTTGAAAACTTTAATAATAACTCATTTATTTCTAACATTAAATAATCATAATTTTTATTAACTAATTCGATAGATTGATTTAATGAATAACCCTGAGCTTGATAAAATAATATTAAAAATTGACGCATGATAATCCTCCTTAATGTTAATCATGGAATCATGATGCCCGAATATTATACGATTGAAAAGTATTTTTTTATTTTATTTTTTGCATCTTCAAAGCCATAACAAACTATCGCTTCATACCCTTGACTTCGAGCTATATCTAAAAACTTTTGTTGATTATCGCTGACTTTACCTTTAGCTGTTTTCATCTCGATAAACAAGCCATGAAATGTTCCACGTGGAACCATCAAAAACATATCACTTACGCCTGATAATACTCCCTCTTTTTTTAATGTCATAGCAACTCTAATATGACGTAAACCGCCATTCGGTATAGCAAATAAACAATATTTTAACGTAGGGTATTGTTTTCTATACCAGTCAATAACTGCAACTTGCTCGTCATGCTCGGTTTTTCGGTTCATTTGTAAAATTTATCAATAACGTATATTTGATTTGAAAAAAAAATGTATCAAAATGAGATATTACCATAAATTTCAGGCATCATGATTTTATGGTTAATTTATATAAGGAGGTTTAATCATGTTTCATTCAAATTTAACTTTAATTTTTACTGATACTGTTCGTCATTTATATACGTTCGAGGGTTATTACCCAAAAACTGATACTGTCAAAATCTGGCATGAGCATGCCGATACTGAAGCTAAAGCTCGTGCTAATGCTCGTCAAACTTATAAAGCATTTTTTTCAATTTACGGAGACAAATAATGAGAACAGATTACTATCAATGCATGCTTGTTGGTGAAAAAAACGATGGCGGTCAATGGACTGAAAGAACTGCTTACGTTGTTTTTAAAAATATGGCTAGAGCAAGAAAATTTATTGAAAAAAATTACGAAAGCAAACATTACAATTTAAGCGGCTTAAAAAAATCAACAGAAGATTGGGCGAAATTTCTTGTTGGATTAACCGAGTCAGAAATAATTTTTTTAAATGAGGAGATAAAGTAATGGAATTTGAAACTTTTATTTATACTGATGACAAATACAGGGGGGAAGTAGAAACCCCTGTATATGTTACTTGCGATATTATTTATGAAGCTGATGGGTATGCTACTGGCGATAGTCCTGCCCACATTGAAGTTAAAAATTTAAAAATTACGCAAGGTAGCGAAGATATTACTAAAAATATTTACCAATCAGATTTAGATGATATTGAAGATGAAGCTATCGAACGTTATAACGAAGAAAGGTTTAATCATGAGTAAAATTATATTTGACTTACCAAACATGGACGACCCTGAATGGGCAGAAGCAATAGAAAAAGAAATAGAAAAAGCAGAAATGGATTTAGAAAGCAGAACTCAATCAGGACATCCTGATAGACCTTTGCCTTTTGATTGTTCTATTTGGGATACTGAACCTGTTGAAGTAAACAATAAATTCGGTTATGGCTCTTGCGTGTTAGAGCCTGATGCTGTTGCAGTTTATGATTGTATTCAAGGTGCTGAAATGACAGGAAACTATGAAATGATGGAGCAAGGTCTTGCATGGTTTCGTAAACATTTCCCCAAAGAATATATGATTTTACTAGATTAATTTTTCGGGTATCATTCAATTATAGGGGGTGTTATGAATATATTTTATTTACATAAAGAAACAAAAAAATGTGCAGAAATGCACCTTGATAAACACTGTGTCAAAATGATTCTTGAATATGCACAGTTATTATCTACTGCTCACCGAGTTCTTGACGGAACTCTTGTTAATCAAGTCGTTAATGGTCGTAAGAAAAAACGTTACGTTCTTAATAACCATCATAACGACGTAATCTATCAAGCTACACATATCAATCACCCATCAGCTGTTTGGGTTCGTCAATCTCGTGAAAATTATCGTTGGCTATATGATTTATGGATTGATTTAATACGTGAATATAATTATCGTTATCTTAAAGAACACGCTTGTATGAAACTCATGTGGTCTTTAATATATACGCCTAAAAATATACCTGATGGTAAGTTTACCGAGCCACCATGTGCTATGCCTGATGATTGCAAAATTACTAATAGTTCTATTGACAATTATCGTGAGTATTATCGAGTTCATAAAAATAACATGGCAAAATGGACAAAAAGAAATGTTCCATCATGGTATTTACTTTCGTCAAAAATTCATTGATAATGATTACAAGGAGGATTCAAATGAAAGAATATAATCACTGGAAAGAATCAGAAAAATATAAAGAACGCAAAGCTGCCGAAGATAGAGCCGTGTTCTGGACAATCGCTTTAGGAGGGTTCGTTTTATTATGGATAATCTAACTTATAAAAATACACCCTATGTTCATTTGAGCGACATTCAAGCAGACAATGATGCCGCTCTTGCAAAAATTCAACAAGAGGAACAACAGATGAAAGAAAATAAAGTTAAAACTGTTACACCTAAGCTAAATAGCATAAAAATTGGCAAAGGTAATAAAGAGTATGTAGAAGTTCATGAGCGAATTAGAGGATTTAGAGAAATGTATCCTACAGGCTCTATTATGACTGAAATATTAACTCATCAAGATGGCGTAGTTTTATTTAAAGCAGTTGTTGTAGTTGATGGTCAAATTGTAGCAACTGGTCATGCTTACGAAAAAGAGGGTTCAACGTTCATCAACAAAACCTCCTATGTTGAGAACTGCGAGACGAGTGCTATCGGTAGGGCACTCGGTGCTTTTGGCATTGGTATAGACACTTCAGTAGCGAGTGCTGAAGAAGTCGCCAATGCTATTAAGCAACAGGGACAAGACCCATTCTAATGGAACAACTCTCTCAAGAATGGTTTGAAGCTCGGCTCGGCAAAGTTACAGCCAGTCGAGTTTCAGATGTCCTTGCTACTAGAAAAGGTCAAGAATCAACAGTCAGAGCAAAATATAAATTACAACTCGCAACAGAACGCCTGACAAATAAAAAAACAGATACATATATGAATCAAGCTATGCAAGATGGTATAGAGCGTGAACCAATGGCTCGTGAAATATATGAGAAACTCAAAGATGTTACAGTAGAAGAAGTAGGGTTTGTTCAACACCCTGCAATAGAGCGTGCAGGAGCAAGTCCTGATGGTCTAGTAGGTGATGATGGCATTATTGAAATAAAATGCCCAATAGAAACTACTCATACAACGAATTTATTAGAAAGAAAGTTGCCCTCAAAATATAAGCCTCAAGTGCAGTTTCAGCTTTCCACAACGGGCAGAAAATGGTGTGACTTCATTTCATATAACCCAAATTTTGAACCAAGACTTCAGTTAATGGTTGTCCGTGTTGAGAGGGACGATGAGTATATTGAGATGTTAAAGTTTGAAATATTAAAGTTCTTAGCAGAAGTAGAACTAATGATTAATCAATTAAAGGAAATATAAATGGCACAAGATAAAGAGTTTGTTAATGGTTTAAATATAAAGCCGCCGAGAGACAATGCTCCTGACTTTGTAAAAGGCTCAGGCAGTATTAATAAACAACGTATGATTGAGTTTTTAAATTCAAAACAAGACGAATGGATTAACTTCAACGTATTAGAAAGCAAGAATGGTAATGGTTGGTATGCTGAAGTTGATAATTGGAAACCTGATTCTAGCAAAGCTGCGGCTCCGGCTGTTGAGGGTGCGGATATTAATGATTTGGAGTCGGATATACCTTGGTAGGTGTATCCGAATCCTTATGAAATTACTTATTGCATACGTACATAGTAACTTCAAAACCAAATCTCATTTCTGTTGCAGCTGGTGTTGTCCACATAATGAATCCCCTTTCTTTTAGATTTCATGTGTAATTATACTCTCGCTGCAATAAATGACACACAAGGAGAATTTATAAAATGCTACGTAAAATAATGAATTATATGATAGGATTTATTATGTTATTTTTGGTATGTGGTATTATTGCTCAATACTATATATCACAACCAACTGAACCAGAAGAATTAATTTGCCATAAAGGTAGATTATTGGCACGGGTCGGTGATGATGGAACTGTATATACGAAAGTAAAAGAGTTCACCTGTGATTATCAAAAAGGTATGTTAATTATAGAGGAAGAAAAATGATTGAGGAAACTACAAAATATCCCAGTTATTATGTAATTAGAGATGGGTATGAGCTACAAGACTTGCTTGATGATTGCATTAATCATCTCTGTGGAACAGAAGCTGTTAACCATGGCAGTATACTTAAATATGCAGTTCGTTATGGTAGAAAAGACCCAAGCATTGATGGAAAAATTGAAACGTATAAAAAAATAATTACTTTTGCAACTGAAAATATTAAGAAGTTGGAAAAAGAAAAGAAAAAAGAAATGTCATCACCTGTAACTGATGAGTGGATTGAAGACCCACTTCATGACGAGGATTAAAACTTTCGGTCAGGTGTGCCACAAATGTAAACAGCCTGCAAACACATATGACAAGAAAAAATGGTGGTGTGGTCGAGACTTGTCAGCAAACGGAATATGTAAAAATGATAACAAAAAGAATAGCGATTGAGGGTGAGTGGTTTACTATTCAATTTTTTAAAGAAGAAAATAATATTAGAGTTGAAATATTCAGCGAAATAAAAAATAAATTTTATAAGATGTATCCGGATAACAAAATAGGAGGTTTAAATGACACAGGGAATGAGAAATCCGAAAGCTGAGCACGTTGACTTTGGTTTTTTAGAAGGAGTAATTAAACAAAAACCAAACATATTACCAGTGAATGTTGATATGCTTTATGAATTAAATGAACATTTTCTTATAGCAGAATGGAAACATTCAAATGAAGAAATATCTCTTGGGCAAAAAATAGCATTAAAAGCATTATCTAAACAGCCTAAATTTATGGTATTAATTATTTATGGTATGTCTAATGAGAGTGGTGCAATAGTAGATAAAGTATATAAAGTGCAAGAAGATAAACTAAAACTAATAGGAAATGGTATAAATGATTTAAAATCTTTGATACAAAAGTGGGCTGATTACGCTCAATCGTCATAATCTATACTGTCGTAATAAATACTATCGACAATTAATTCAAGAACGCTGCCGTCATTAAAGTAAATAGTTAATGTATCTTCACCATAAGTAACATCAACATTGACTACTTCTTTGCCAATAATTCGCTCTGATATTTCATTGATATCCATTATTTCTACCTTATGCTGATAACCGAGTTTGATTTTGTCTCTGATTTTATCGAACTGCTGCTTCGTGACCACGAACCGCATGACATACATCTCCATCTTTGATAAGTTCTTGTATTAGATTTTTGAAATCCACGTTTGTTGAGATGATTGCTACCACAGGTCGGGCAGACCACTAAGGAGGTGTAGGAATTGTGGTTTATATACCCACCCAACCATGGTAACAATTTATTATATAACATTTCTAGAAGAAGTGTATCTTGTTCGTTATATTTTTGCATTAATTTTCTAGCATCAGGGTCTTTCTTTTCAACATCATTCCATAAGTCCATACCGGAATGTTTTATCTTTGCGCCGATACCTAACTCTTGAGAAACATTATCTAATTTATTAGATATAAATCTAAAGTTACGTTTTATTACACGAAGCAAATCAAGCTGTTTGTATGGGCTAGGAGGCGGCAATCCTTCTAATAAAAATTGCCTATTTAATTCTTTCATATCAAATGCTTGTCCGTTGTAATGGCATACTACGTCAGCTTCATCAATGAGTTTATGAATATGTTTAATCATTCTCTTATGAGATGATATCCAGTCAGCATCAAAAATTATTTCATCTGAATGACCCCATTTAGCTGCCCAACATATCACAGAACCACGACTGATAATTTGATTGAGACTTGCGGTGATATCATAAAGACCCCACGCTTTTATGACTGTTGCTTTGGTTTCTATATCAAGAAATAATATTTTCAAAGGGTTTTACTCCCTCTTTGTCAATGATTAATGATTGTTTGCGTGGAACATCAGTTTGCGTAAATGCAAGATGAACCCATCTATCAAACTCCAAAATAACTTGGTCATAATCTATATTAGATTCAACAATAGCTGCTACTATATCTCTCGGAGTGCCATAATTTGGCGATATAAAATCGATTGCTAATCCTTTTGTGTGTGCTGAGGTGTCTTTACTTCCAAGATGTCTATTAAGAGGTAAAGAACGATAACCACTGCTAATGAGCATAGGATATCCAAGTAAATCTCTGACATTCTCTAACTTTCCTGCTAAAAATATTAAATTATCCATAACTTCTGAATCAGGCGTATTATCAATATCTAGTCTTGTTGCCGTATCAGATTGTATTAATTCTTCTAAAGTAAAATGCGTTGTTAACTTCATTTAGTGACGCCTTTACTTTTTTCAAAACTTCTTAAGCCGCCGAGACCTAACATACCCATCAATACTGTCATTAATGAACCCATATCAAATGATGGGACAGGTAATGTAATATTAAAGATTGCTGCTGCAAATAACACAATAGGCTGTAATATAAAATGCCAACCTAATGCTAATGCACATATCCAACCACAAGCTGGTCGCCAACCAGCAACCCAAATAGAGCGATGGTTAGCTTCATTTTTATTTATGTCTATTTGTCCCATATTAGCTTCATGAGCGTGTTTTTGTGCCATAGTGGCTATCTCATGTGCTAACTTATTCTTTTGGTCTTTATCTTCAATAAATTTATCTAATAAACCAACGACTGGTCCAATCAATGATGCTAACATATTTGCTCCTTATATTTCATTCTCGTCAAAACCGAACTCGTCAGCTATGTGTTTTCTTAATTCTTTGAAATTTTTATCATGCCTTAAATAAGATTTGCCATATATATGATTCATCATGTGAATTATTTCATGAACCATTGATTTGATTAAACTTGTAAGAAATCTATGTCGTTCAGGACAAATTCCTATTGTGTCTGGGTCTGGTGTATAGGTTGCCATACAGTCATCTTTTACAGGTATTATCTCAAACTCTACTTCATTTGATAGCGGAAGTCCAGCGTTTCTTAAAACATCAGTAGCAATCAACATATCGTAAACAGCTTTGATTGTTTTAATATCTATTTTCATCTTCTATCTAATGGGTTAGTAGTAGCACGTTTAATCACATCAAGTTTGTCTTCTACAGAACGTATCATTGTCTCTACTTCTGACTTGGTTGCTTCTGTAGTTGCTTTAAGTTCTCTTTGTGTTGATAGAGCGACTGCATTGCTTTCTTTTGCAAGCACATACGCATCAGCAACTTTCTCTTGTAGCCTAACATTGGTATTGAGTCCTTCCAACTGTCTTTCTTTAATAGCAGATACAGTTAATTGCAGTTCATTAATATTGTCCTCAATAACTCTGAACTTACTTGTAGCTTCAATAGTCTTTAACATTTTATTGTAAAAGGTCACTCCGGCGTATCCGCTCCCAAGAACGATTGGAAAAAGAATAATAATAATCTTCGATATCGTTCCTTTTGAGAAGGTCAAGTTGAAACTCTCTGGTAGTTGCATTTATTGGGAACTCCTGTGTTATACTGAACATATCAGTCAATGGTGGTTGATAAAATTCTATCGGTTTGTTTAATAATTCTAATGAAAGGACTAAGCCAAAACCATGAACGATTTCTTTGGGACTATCAACGACATCATTTTTACTATTTTCAGATTGTTCGTCATTCCCATCTTGTTTGTTTTCTTTTACTTCTTTGGTGTTATCAGTCTTGTTATCAGTTTTATCCTTGACATCATCACTGCTATTACTGAGTTCTTCTTGGACGACTGATTCAATCGTCTGCGGTGCATCTATTACCGGAACAGTTACAGTATCTATTTGAATGGGACTCACAGGGTTTGTAGGACTCGTCACTGAAATTGGACTCACTGGGTCTGTAGTGCTTTGAGTGCATGTGTTCTGCGATTCTGACCAATCGCTCCATACTTCTGTGCCATATGGATTTGGACATGAACTTATCCTCGTTTCAGTAATTTGACCATCATAGCCAATATTACATTGTAACACCCTAGTATCAAATGAAGTAACACAAGTAGGAGGGTTAGGGGTACAGTTATCAGAAGTAGTCTGCCAATCTGTCCAGCTTGCTTGTTTGCAAACATAGGTTCTACTTTGTTGTATTCCTCCACTATAATTGATGGGACAAGATAGTGTTTGATACTCGATACTGTCCACGCAAATAGTTTCTTGAAACTGCGTGCAATAAGGGTCATCAGGTCTGTGCCATTCACAATAATGGTTCTCAATAGCCACGCTAACTTCGATACCATCGCATACCATACTGCCTTCAAGATACCACCCATCTTCGCCATTATCATAGTAACAACTCCACGCATATAAATTACTCCATTGGATAAGTAACAGTAGGAGGAAGCCAATCCTTACCATATAACCTCGCAAATACTTCAGGTTTTAATTCAAACCATGCTCTTAAAGCTGCATCACCAATAGCACCATTGATTGGACAAGCACTACCAGCTTGTAACATAGCTTCAAACACTCTTTCATCTTGACATAAAACTCCGACTGCAGCAACCTTTAATCCTAAATCATTTAATACTTTAGATAACTTGATACGTTCGCAGTTTTCATCAGTAATTGTTACGCCACCACTTACAGCAAATACGCCTGTGTTAGCTCCACCACTAACTCCGGATTTACACATATCATTACTGAAAGCAGAAATAGAAGGTGCCATAGCACTCGGTACAGGCATCCCAGAATATTTGATAGTAGTTTCAGCAGATAATACATTATGAACCCAAAATAAAATAACTAACAAACAAGATACAATAACCGCAGTTACTCTATCCATTATTGAAAAAATTTTCCTACAATAAATGCAATAACAGTTGCGATTGCACTAAACAGCCACATCGCTACTCTTTTACCACCTTTAAATTCATCTAATGTAGATTTGATTTCGTCTATAGAAGTATCCATTTTATCGACTTTGTTCATAATATGGTCTATGTCTTTTTTCATATGGTCAATTTCTGCAGAGTGAACTGCTACTGTTTCTTGAACCTTCTCCATCAGAATCCTTTCTTGGTGCGTTGTATAGGTTTATAGGGGGTAAAGTTAAATCGTGCCATATCATTCGTATCTGTTATCTCTAATGTTTAATAGAGATGTGGCTGCTGGTGATTTAGTTGCTAATTGCTCACCTAAACCAGTCATCAATCCGCCTGTTCTTGGAGTAATGTAACGATTAAACAATGACATTCCGGGTTTTGTATACAATGAACTTCCTCCTATTATTCCAGCTGCTGCTATCGGATTAATATATTGTGGTAATGTTCCAGCCATCAATCCCATAGTTGCCAATCTACCAGCAGTGCCAGAATCAGGAGTAGAATCACCAATAACTTTTTTAGCATCTTCTGCTAATGATTGAAAATTCTTTTGTCCTCTTGCAATTAATTTTCTATCTACTGCAGAAATTTTACCACCTGTTGCAGCATTATATAATTGAGATGGGTTTATTAATCCATCACTTCGTTTTGCTGCTTTCTCTAAAACTACAAGTCTTGAGTATGCGTTGTCAATATTTTTTAATTCAACAGCGTGTTTACCGTTTTGATTCATTATATTTCTATAAAATGCATTGTATCCATCTTCTAACGCATCACCCATATTTCTTTGAACAGCATCGCCTGAACTTTTAAAATTACTTACTTGTTTTTTCCAGTCAGATTGAATGCTTTTTAAAATTTGAGGACTTTTATTATTTGTTAACGCAGTTTTCATATTGTTCATTAATTGGGCAAATTGTTGTTTTTGCCCTTCGCCTAACATACCTGATTTGTCGCCTGTTGTGTATTTTTTAACAACATCGTCCATCTGCGCACCAGCTTTGTTCATATCAAGTTTTAATGTAGGTATAAGTTTGTCATACATTTTACTTAATACATTTTGAGCTTCAACAATAGAATCACGTCCAGATAAATTTCTACTTGCTTTTCTGCCTACTGGTTTTAATACTTCATCAATAACTACATGATTAAAATCTTGAATAGATTTTTCATGAGCACCAGAAAATAAACCTCTAACAAATGGTGTTTTTAAACCAGTTTCTTCTGCTTGTTTTAATGTGCCTCCGATTGCTTGTCCCGGAGTCAAAGAAATTCCTTTTTCTTTTAACCTTTTGGCTGCTTCTGATAATTTAGGAGTTATTGTTCTACCTAAAGCACCTACTGCACCAGTGAATAAAGCACCTGTTGTTGCTCCTTGAACTGCTCCTAAAGGCATATCTTTTGCTTCTTTAGCAGTTCCCATTCCGTATAAACTACCATATCCTGCACCTCTAGCAATATTGCCAGCTAATGTTGTTCCACCTTTTAATGCTGCTCCACCTGCACCAATAAAAGGAACTGCAAGACCGCCTGCTATTTCAAGCCCTGTTGATAAAACAGGGTGTTCTTTTTGAAATAACTGTTGACGTGCTCTAATCTCATCTCTAGTTTTTTTATAACCACTATCACCAATAGATGGTAAAGTTCCAACCATAGAGCCTAATCCAGCACCCATTTGGTCTGACAATGAAACTTTTTGTGGCTCAGTAGTAGGCATTTGTGCTGCTAATCCGCCAAGTTGCATTTCTTTAGATAATTGTTGCGGAGCAGTTCTTAATGCTGCTTCTATCTCATCAGCAGAACCAAATGTCGCACCTTGTGCCAATGAACGTAAAGATTCAGCACCCATATTATATTTAGGCTGTTGTGCTTGTCTTTGATTAAACAATATCTCAGCATTTTTAATAATATCTTCTTGTGATGCTCCTACTGGACCTTCTAATTTTAGAATACTTCCGTCAGGTGCTTCTACTTGATATATTTTTAATTCCTGTTCTGCCATGTTTTATCCTTATGGTAATAATCTAAAGCCGCCTGATGTTGTAGGTTTAATATCTCCGCCAATCATATTGCTTGACATTGATTGACCACCGCCATATTTTTCTTCAAAAGTTTGAGGGAATAAAATATTTTTATCAGAAAATTCTTTTAAAACATCATAGAACCCTTCATCAATTTGACCATTTTTCTTACGATAATCTCTAGCAAGTTTTGCTACATCAGAATTACGTTTAGCTAAAGCCTGTTGAGTTTCTAACATGATTTCTCTTGCTTTTGGTGATGTTGTTATGCCGCCAGATGCTTTGACCAAGAAGTCTCTATCAGCATCAGACATACTTCCGGGCATACCTGCACCACCAGCTGGGTTTCTCAATTCAAGAGCATATTCTTTAAATAATGCGTCAGCAGCTTCAATGTTTGGTATATCTTCTGCCATTGGAAATCCAGCAGAATTAAGTAATTTACCTAATTCAACACCTGTTCCTGTTAATTTACCTGTATCAATATCTTTTAACAAATTAGATGCTCTTTCAAGTTTTGCAACTCTATCTCTAGATTTAATTTCAGCTTCTTGTAAATCAGTAAATGTTTTACCGAAATATTTACCAACTTCTTGAGCTTCAGCACCCTGTTCTTTAAATACGATTGTAGGTGGAGCAAATGTTGTTTCTTTATTAAGTTGGTTTTTAGCATTAATAACAGCTGCTTTTAATGCAGGATTATTTGGGTCTTTACGTAATGCTTCTTCTGCTTTATTAAGGTAATTTTGTGCTTTTTCTCCACTTGTCATACCTTGTAATTCAATTTGTCTGCCAAGTTTTTGAAGTGTCATCATATCTGTCAAGTTTTTACTTGCTACATCATAAGTTCCTTGCGCACCTTGCATACCACCGAGATATGCTTTTGACAAATAAGGGACAGCACTACCTAATCCTAAATTTTTAGGAGTTGCTAAATATGTTAATGCCCCTGTCAATAAGCCTCGTTTAGTCGCCTGATTTTGTAATTGCTGTTGCTGTTCAGGTGTCATAAAAGCATTAGCCAATCCGGGCTGAGTCATAAATAAATTTGGAAGATTCATACCTTGAGTATTTGTAGTATTCATAGTATTTGGGTCATAACCGCCAGCTGTATTAAAATAATCTAGTATTCCCATGTCTTTTCCTTAGTATTGTGGGTAGTTAAGATTCATCATATATTCCATTGGGTCACGGAACATATTTGCTCCACCAAAACCAAATTGTCTATATGGTTGTGTTGCACCCATTGTTGGTGCAGTTACATCAACTCTTGGTTTTTGCACTTCAGTAGTTAAATGTGAAGGAACATAAGTATTCATACTTTGTTGAGATGGAATAATTGCTGGAGCACCTGCTGTGCTATCCATTTGGTAATTTGGTTGAGGTTGCATTAAAGCAGTCGCACCCATCATTGTAAGCATTGGATTTTCTTTAGCGTATTGCCCCATAGAAGATAATCCGCCACCAATTTTATCAAATATGCTAGGAGCAACTCCTTTAGCACCCTCAGTCGTCAATATAGATGGAATTGTGCTAGACCCTGCTTTCGCTCCTAATCCTGAAAGCAATCCTCCTTCAGTTAATAAATTACCAGCCATGCCTGAACCTGTTAATGCTCCGTAACCTGCACCGCCAAGACCACCGACTGCTGCACCTTGAAGTGGATTACCACCTCTTAACATTGATATACCAGCACCTACTCCAGCACCGATTGTTATTGGGTCACTCATTATTTAACTCCTTTAATTTTACCAACAAGGTAGCATAATGGTTCAAAGATGTTTCTGTATATGCGACCTAATGTATCACGTTTCTTACCTTTAGATTCTTGATAGATATCTTTTGTTCTATGTTTAACAAGATGCTCAAGAACTGCTCTAACTGCTTTGTTATACCATTTATTGCCCATTTTGTATGAGATTTTAACTAATGGTAAAAATAATGTATGGTAGCCAACTTCATGCTCTTTTTTAAGTTTTTCTTGTGAGTATTTTAACCATACTGCATTTCTAAATGAACCGAATCCATATGCTTGATTCATAGCTGTACATATGATTTTACCACCGCCTGATGTTTCTTGTGTTGTTGTTGATTGAATAGGCACAGGAGCCCCATAAACAGCACCTAAGTAACTTGATAATTTTTCATATGGTTTTTGTTGAGCAAAGTTAAATCGTGCTACATCAGCTTCTAATTTGGCTTGGTCATATGCTTCTTTTGTTTGACCTGTTTGCATTAATTGATTAATGTCTTGATATTCACTTGCTGCCATTGCAGGTGCATTTAATGCTGCTGCTTCCTGCCTTGCACGTTCACTTGCGTAGTCTTGATAGCGTAGCTGTCCTGCTTGAGAAGCTAGTGCGTTAGCAAGGTTTTGTTCTGCTCTAGACTCTACATTTTGTTGAGCGCCACTTCCCATACGACCTGCCATTACTGCACCACTACGCCCACCTTTAAGTGCATCATAATATCCTTGTGTAGCAATATCTCTTGCTCCTGCTAATGCTTGATTTAAATATGGATTACTTTGACTTAAATATGTTCCACCAACTGTTCCTGCTTGCTGTTGGAGTGCAGCTTGTTGCAATGGGCTACCGGCTAATGCTCTTTGTTCTGCTAATCCTAATGCTTGAGTTGTTTGTGTAGATGGAGATACATATGTTTGTCCAGGATAGTATTCTGGACCAGCACCTTTGTATAAATCCTTTGCCTCCCTTAAACCAAAGGTTACATAGGGCTGTAACCAATCTGGAATATCGGTTGTTGTTTGGGATGTACCACCTCCACTGTCACCACCACCACCAAATAATCCACCACCACCAGCGAATGTACACATTCTAACGGATAGCGTTAATAATTTCCATAAATTTAACATAGTTTACTCCAAAGGTAATTCATAATAAATAAAACGAGGTTTATAACCATCTTTCTCAAAAACTTTACCCCAACCTTTTCGACCATATGATTCAATAACATCACATTTAAGTTCTTTAGCAAACTCTTGTAATGTTTTTAACATAACATTTTTCCACTTATTTAAATGCACACCACCTGTGAAATGCATCATAAGAGTTCTCATTTGGGGATAATCTACTACTTCAGTTACAACAAATCCATAAATCTGCACATTTTTATATGCGACCCATAGTTGTTTGTTAGTTGTTAAAAGGTTTTTTTTAATGTCGTCTGCTGTGAAACGACCATAAGTATACTTAGCTGATTTTTCTAAATAATCATGTATTGCGTGATAACAAGGAATATAATCTTTTTTAGGAACAAGTGCTATGTTCACAATCTAATTTTCCAAAATTCATTTTCTTTTTTAAATCCAAGTTTTGGTGCAACTTTTTCCCATGCTTTTCTATAAGATTTAAAACTTATAAATAAACAATTATGTTTCTTTGCTATCTCTTTTATACGTTCTAAACCATCAATTAAAACGTTATTTTTTTTATTATAAGCCGCCCAAACGTGAATTGAATAAGCATGTTTTTGAAGAATCACATATCCTGTTTCTTGTTCATCTTCTATAGTTAAATATAAAAACGCAGATTGATATTTTAATTCACAATATGCTTGTTCGTAACGCCAATTACGAGCCATTTTAATTAAACTTGGTTTTATTTTGTCCCAATAATTTTCAATTTCATTATATGGAACTAATTTCAGCTTCATCAGCCGATTATAACATATCCATATGTTTTATTCGACACATTATTAGGTAAATGTGTTACCGTTGCTTGTCCTTTTTGTCTATCGCTTACATATAACTCATGTGCTGACCCTGTTGTTTGTGATGGGTCTATCATTTGTAAATTAACCATTAATGCAGGAATTGCAGGTCTTACAAAAGGTGTTGTTTGTGCTGCATAATTTTCTAAATAAATACCTGTATTATCTACTGCTGCAACAACTTCAACATAATCATTAGCATCTAGTTCTAATGGGTGATTAATATTAATAGGCATATATCCATCTACACCACCATGACTTTCTACCACACTAAATTTTGTTGCAGAATGTGGCACATCTGTTCCATTTACTCTAACCCAAATATATGATTCATGGATTTGAACATCAGTATTTACAAATAAAGCAGATACATCTAAATCATAAACACCTGCATAACTGACTGTAATACGATTACTTGCTAATGACATACCTACTGTATATTCAGATTCTGATAAATCTAATATTTGTGGTGTGTTAGCAGTTGCAAAAGTTATATCTGCTCTTTCTTCAAATGTTCCATAAGGATAAGCATTTGTAGCTGCGGCACTTAAAGTCAATGGAGCAAACAAAATAACAGAGTTACGACCAATACGTTCATCAAATATAGTCGTAGTTGTAGCATTGCCTGTATTTAGAGTAAATTCGCCTGTGTTGTTAGATTTACCTTCTACAAGATTATTAACAATTTCTGCTACTTCTCTAGGATTGCCACCACGCCATGGTAGCTTTCTATACATATCGGAACGTGCCATTACCTGTTTCCTGCTTGATTAACGTCTAAATCTAATCCTATGGCTAATGTCCAGTTTGCACCTGTTGGTGTGACTGATATTCTATGATAACGTCCATGACTTCTTAAACCAACACGACCTTCTGCATCTGCTGATATGGCTGTGCTAAATGTTACTGTGTCATTTAATTCACGTCTTGATGCAATTTGCACATCTGCACTACCATTGTCTACAGATGGTCTAATAAGGTTTACTAGAGTGTTATAACCAAACTCTAAATCGTTTGTAGTTAAAATAGCTGTCTTACGAGTGCCTGTAAATGTTACAATTCTATCATCACGAACACCACCAAATAAAAACTTACCACCTTTCCAAATCCTATCATCGAGTGATGCAGATAAAGCATCTAATGATTTAAGACCTGTGGTTGCAGCAGCTTGGTCAATAGCAACACCTGTTCCTGTTCCTGCACCTGTGGCTTGAAATAATACACCGACTGTATTTGCTACTGCACCAATAAGAGTAAAGTCTGTTGTGCCTACTTCTCTGATAGTGTAATACTGACCTGTTACAAATGAACCTGCTGTGACATTATAAGCAGTATCCATGCTATCTAGTGATACACCTGTTGAAGCTAATGTAGATAGATAATCAACATCTGTTTCTGCTTCTGACCATTTTTGTGTTTGGTAATTATAAATAATCAATGAACGGCTACCTGATACATTACTATAATTCCATATAACTACATTACGCTCAGGGTCAATAGAAGCTGAGATAGAATCAATATCACCAATGTTGGCATTATTAAAGAAGTAACGATTTACTTTTTCAGCACCGATACGAATCACTTGTTGTCCATCACAAGCATAAAAGCCGTCAGCACCTAAGAAATAAGTAACACCTGCATATTGTGTAACAGAACCACCTTCAATACAGCCTACACCTCTAGCTATTACGTCAAATTGAAATATATTTGGGCTACCTACAAATGATTGCCTTACCACTGCATTTTCCATTAGTATTATTCCAAATTCACCACCTGTGATACCAGTTATGTCACCACCATCTTCTATATCCTGAAAATCAGCGAGTGATGCTCCATCATTATCCCAATAATCAGGAGAGTTGACGTCAGACCACTGAACTCTGTTTGGATATGTTCCTGCTTCAATATATGCACCAACTACAAAATCACGAATTACTGTAATATGTTTAGCAATAGGTGCTGCTGATGTGATAACACGAATATCACCTGATGTTGTTCCAGAATCTGTATCTGTATAAGTAAAACTATCTGCATCAACAACTGTTATTGCATAACTTCCATCATTTGCATCGCCACTTATAATATCTACTTCATATGTTTCGCCATTAGTTAAGCCATGTCCAGTAATACTAACAGTTACTGTTGTGCCACTTCTAGCATATGTTCCAGATAAATAAGTAGATGATTGATAAAACGCAGTAGAACTACCTAATGTCCATCTTTGTATTCTTTGTGTTCCATTACTAGCCAACATATTTTGACCAAATTGCACAAACTGCCAACGACCATTACCAGAATAACCACCTGATGTTGATACATCATCTAAACTTAAATCAGTATTATCAAGTTTAAATAGTTTAGTAGCGCCACCTGCAAACACAGTTACAGTTCCACCAAACTTACCAGCAAATACATTGTTCAGATTTTCTGATGCTGCTGCTGAGTAATTTGATGCATTATTAATGTATGTATACCCATTTAATACAGGCAATACATTTAACGCCTCTCTAACTGATTTACTTACTGACGGCTGGTCAGGTAGCCATTCATCAAATAATATTCTTTGAGTTGCCATTATTTCTCACATGAAATAGATTTTAATTCATCAATAGTATTTAAGTTATCGACTTGTTTTGTAATATCTCTTAATCTTTGTTTTTCTGCGACAATAGCAGTTGTATCGCTATTAGATTCTTGTGCTTTTATAAATAAAACATCTTGTTCTTCTAATAAAGGTTTTCTTTCTGCACGAAGTCTATCTTTTGTTATTTCTTTTGCTTTATTTATATTTACATTAATAGCCATTATTTCCACTCCCATGCTTCTCTAAATGTTCTGTCAGAAGGTATCTCTGATTTGTCTACGATATGATACTCTTTACCATCTGGTACATCTTTAGATGCTATTTGTTCAATGGTTAGTCCACAATCAGTTGGAACAATTATGGAGATTGTGCCATCATCATTTGTATATACTATTCTTTTGTCCATAATTTTTCCTTATCTAAATATTGCCACTGAAACCACATCAGCATCAGCAGCATCATTATTATTATTATATCCTCTTAACCCAACAGCAGATGTTGTCATAGTTGATGCTTGTGCAACAGCACCTCCAGTATCTGTAGATATTGATGTTGATGAATATGTAGCACAAACAGCATAATCATTATCTTGCATAGCAGTTGTAAAGTTTACTGTATATTCACCAGTTCCATTATCAGTTATACTAGATACATTTCCACTATCACGAATACCAACAGAGCCTGTTCCATCAAAATTTACCCAAGCACGACAAGCATATACTGGTGCAGAGCCACTTGCATTAAATAATGATAAAGCATCACTATCTGTATAAGTAGTTATTCCTGTTAATGCTGAACCATCAATAGCTGGTAAAGCACCTGTAAGTTTTGATGAAGTCATTGTATCAATCTTAGCATCTGTTACTGCACCATCTGCTATATCTGCCGTAGCAATAGTGCCATCAGTAATGTATGCTGAAGTAATGCTATTTAATGTTGCAACAGAACCAAGACCTAAATTTGTTCTTGCATCAGCAGCATTTTCAGCTCCTGTACCACCACTTGCAACAGCTAAAGCGTTTCCTGTTTGGTTTCCTGCTTGAAAATCTTTTAAATGACTCATTACAGCTCTAATTGAGTTATTTATGTTCGATGGGCTACATCCTTCCGCTATGTTAATATTTGCTACATCAGTATTATTCGCTGCTACTGCATCATATTGACTAATTTTTGTTTTTGCCATGTTTTATCCTTGTTGTAACCAATTTTCATTATTTGTTGAAACGTCAGACCAAGTTTCTGTTCCTGCTGTGATATTTGTCCATGTTTCTGAACCTGTTGTTTGTTGTGTCCATGTATCAGTTCCAAATGATGTATCTGTCCATGATTCACTTCCAAATGGTGTGTCAGTCCATTCTTCACCTAATATTGTTCCTAATGCAGTGATTGTGCCATTAGAGTTAATTATTGCATCACCACTAAATGTTGCATTTGCTAAACATTCTGCTAATGCTGTTGCATTGATTTTAGGAAAACTATCAAATATGACGCCCCCTAGTGCATATACATCTGCATCTGTATTTATATTTGCATTAAATAATCTTTCACGAACTGCATTTGCAGTAACACTTACATTAGAAAATATAGAACCACTTGCGACTGCTAGAGAGAATCCTTCTGCATCAAATAATGCGTAACCTGCAATAGCACCACTATTAGTTCTGATTCGTAAGTATGTTACAGATGCACTTGCATCACCTGTAATTGCACCAGATGATGTTCTTAATCTTGTAGCATCTATCGTTACTGTGCTATTTGCATTTATATCTGCATTGCCATGTAATATTAGTATTGCATCAGATGCAATAGTAGCAGTAGATGATATATCACCACTAGATGTGCGTAATCTTAAAGCAGTAGATACAACTGTAGCATCAGCAGTAACACTTGCCTGTCCTAATATGAATGCACCAGCAAGAGAACTAAAAGGTGTTTGAGAGAATGCACTTATGCCAAACATTATTCTATACTATCTAATTCTTGTTGAGTTGGTTGTGTTTCAGTTGCATGATTCCATTCTTTTATGTAATCACCTTTTTCATCTAAATCATTTTGTAAAACGATTGTGCCAATATCAGGGTCAAAATCATTTTCTGATAAATTAGGTCTTAATTGTAATATTTTTTCATATAAAATCATTGTTATGGTCTCACATAATATGCTGCAAAAGTAGAAGCAGAACCATTAGCTAATTCAGGACTTGTTCCATTATTGTAAACATATGGTTCTAAATAATCTGTAGTGCCATTCATGTAAATAATTCCAGTTGCTCCTGCTTGACCTCTTGCTCCTGATACAAATAGTAATCCATATATACTTGTTACTGAACCATTTTTATATACAACATTTCTCATGTTAGTTCCACCTGATGATGGTAATGTATATCCAGCGAAATGTACAAAATAATACCCAGCTTTATTTGGGGTAAATCTATAAAGAGATGTATTATAACAACTATCTGTATCAAAATCTTCAACAGACATCTGTGCTTTTGTCCAAGTGCCTGAACTGAATGATTGAGTTACTGCTGGACCTTGTGCTTGAAATGCTGGACCAGATGTTAAAACATTATCTCCACCTTGTTGCAATGTTCCTGTAAAATTAGCTGTTGTATCATCATATTTAGCTGTATCAGCATCGTAACCTTGAACATTTACACCAATGTCAGAATCTACTAATACATTACTACCACCATTCTGAAGTGTGCCTGTAAAGTTAGCAGTCACATCATCATACTTAGCTGTGTCAGCATCATATGCTTGAACAGAAACACCTATGTCATCAGAATTTACACTTTTTTCAGCAGGATATGTAACGAATACATTAGATGTGCCTGATAATGTAATAGCACTACCTGCATTACTAGATTCTAGTATAGTATCACGAGATAAAGTTGTGCCTGATGCTGTGTATGTTCCTATACCTACTTCCCAATCATTACCAGAAGTTATGGCATAGTAGGTTGTATTACCATCACCGATAGCTGCAAATGTTTGAAAACCAGCAACTGCACCTGCAAGCGTGACTGTACCTGTGCCTGTGGTCGTAGTAGTTTCCTGTACTCTATCTTTAACGACTAATGCCATTATTTATCCTTACGCTAATGTAACTGATAAATTGCCAGTTGTAATCTTGAAGATGTCACCAGAGTCAATCGTTTTAGATGTATCTAAAGGTGTGTGAAATAATAAGTTACCACTTGTTAAAGCATCATGTATGCCTATGTGCGTAACTGTACCCCACGATGCGGTTGCAGTAGGAAAAGTTACGTCAGCAGAGTTTGTAGATACACCATTAGATGGAGCACCCATAGTCACTGCTGTTCTAGCATATGAACCACCTGATACTTCTGTTCCTGTATCTGCATCTGTTGGGTCTGTTGTGTAAAGTGATACATATACTGTTGCTGGTGATGTATATGTTGTGTTACGGAGAACAGCATTAATAAGTGCGTTCTCTAAAAAATTACTAAATTCAGCCATAATTGTTCCTTACGAAGTTGTTACGTTTAATGTTGCACTAGAGAATGTTGCTCCCTTATCATTTTCTCTAATATTTGCGATTGCTCTGTCATACATACTTGACCATACTGCGATTCTTTCATCGTTCATTAAATATGGTTGTGCTTCTGCTAGAGTTGCATAGAGTAAAGCATCAGGAAAATATGCTAAATACACATTACTAGGTGTTGAGCCATCGATAAAGGTAGGTTTAGCATAATAGAGTATTTGTACTGTTTGTGTTCCATCTGGCACTGGTGCAAATTGAAACTCAGCACCAAGCATCGTAAAGTGTGTTGGTACGCCTGATTCGCTTGTCTTGCCATTTCTAAAGAATTTGTCTGGTGTTTGGAATTCTAGTGTGTACACAGGATTACCTTGTATATGTATTTCTCTTAACTCTAAAAAGTCGCTAGGAAATGCTATGTTCTTATCACCGCCAACTGTTGATGCAGTAGCTACTTTTAACATCTCTTGCACTCTTAAGTCACGAGATAAACGCTCTTGTGCTAACTCAACAAAGTCAGGAATAACTGATGTTAAGTCTGACCTCGCAAGATAGTTTTCTACTGTCGTCACGAATGACGTATAGTTAGTAAATGCCATTTAGGAATCCTTATTTGTGTTTTACGAATACAATGTAACCATTATCC